CACATTCTATATGACTGGGTAAATGTGTAGGTAGTTCTTGTTCATACCAAGTTTTAACAACACCCTTTGGAGCAACAATTAATACACCATCAATCTTACCTTTATCATACAACATGGCAACGTTATCTATTAATACTTTTGTTTTACCAGTTCCCATTTCCATAAAATAAGCAAAGGTTTCTTTGTTCCATGACTTTTCTAAAGCAGTGATTTGGTGCTTATATGGTTTTGTTTTAAATTTATAATCCATAATTTTTTTCTTTCTAGGGTTGACATATAATCCAGGATCGTTATATTGTCAAGTATGTCAGAAAGAATAGTTTATGTTATACAGGAAATCCCTGGAACTAAAATTGGCAACCCTAAAATTAATATTATGGGAGCTGCTAAATTTGGTAAATTTAAATTTTTGCTGCCAGAAGATTCACAAATAATATTTTCTCCTGGTCCATTAATTTATAGATTAAGACCACTATTAAAAAATTTTACAAAAGATGATTATCTTTTATGCACAGGTGATCCTGCCATAATTGGTATAACTTGTTCTTTAGTTTCTGATATTACAAACGGTAAATACAATTTACTAAAATGGGATAAACAAGAAAGAACTTATTATCCCATCGCTATTAATTTACATGAGAAAGGAGAAATAGATGGCAATTGATGTAACATCAAACACAATTAATTTTGAAGAAGACCAACAAGATGCAATGACAAAGACTGAACACATTCAGTCTCTTGCAGATCAAGTGCAAAGACTAGAGGGGTTGCTCTCAAGAATAGAAAAGAGTGAGGACAATTTAAAAGATTTAAAAAAAGAATATCAACGTATATCAGGTGAGGTAATACCCACTATGATGAGTGAAATGGGACTTGCAGAACTTAAATTGCAAGACGGGTCACATTTAAAAGTTTCGACGTCGTATCGTGCAACCATATCGGAAGCAAATAAAGAAGCGGCGTTTAACTGGCTTCGTGAAAATGGCTTAGGCGATATAATCAAAAATGAGATATCCGTATCGTTTGGTCGTAACGAGGATAACAAGGCGGCTGATTATGCCGAACTTGCGAAGAGTAGTGGGTTTCAACCGACACAAAAGATGAAGGTTGAGCCCATGACTCTGAAAGCGTTAGTCCGTGAGCGTATTGAGGCAGGTAAAGAAATGCCAACGGAAATCTTCGGGGTGTTCTCGGAGAATAAAACAACAATAAAAAGGAACAAGTAACATGAACCAAGTAGCAACAAAAAAAGAAGGAGCATTAGCAACATTTGATATGGAAGCTGATGCAAACCAAGGGGCTCAAAATATATCGCAAGAAGATCTTGCGTTACCTTTCTTAAAAATTTTGGGTCAACTATCTCCGGAAGTAAATAAAAGAGATGGTAAATATGTCGAGGGCGCAGAACCTGGCAAGATAATAAACACTGTCACTAATCAATTGTATGACACAATCAATGTTGTACCTTGTCATTATAAAAGACAATACATTGAATGGGCAGACAGAGGCACTAGTACAGGTGCACCTGTGGCTATTCATGAGGCAGATAGTGATATTATAAGTCAAACAACTAGAGGTAAAGATTATAAAGATAGATTACCAAACGGTAACTATCTTGATAATACCGCTAATCACTTTGTGCTTATAGTTGGTGACAATCCAGAAACTGCATTGATTTCTATGAAATCTACACAATTAAAAGTAAGTAGAAAATGGAACTCAATGATGATGGGTATTAAAATGCAAGGTAAAAATGGTTTGTTTACGCCGCCTACTTATAGCCACATTTACAAACTATCAACCGTTCAGATGTCTAATGACAAAGGAACATGGTTTGGATGGGACGTATCAAAGGTTGGACCTATTGAAGATAAAAGTATCTACGAAATGGCAAAAAGTTTTGCCGTTAGTGTAGGTAAAGGTGAGGTAGAGGCCAAACATAGTAACGAAGAAACCACAAAAAAATCTTCTAACTACTAAACATATCCTAGGTGGTGGGCGTCTAAGCGAGAGTGGAAACGCCCACTTATAATGTATGATAGAAGATAGAATAGAAAGTTTTAGAGAAATATTTCAGGGTTTAGACCGAGCGCATGGTGTCACCATAGTTGGTGAGTCTAATGGTAATGGCACTAAGATAAAAGGTAAATCTTTTGTAAAAAGAGAACCGGTTACATCAGAGCTATGGTTAAAACATCTACAAGGCAAAGAAAGTTTAGGAGTCATACCAATTAATGATGACAACAAATGTAAATGGGGTTGTATAGATATAGACTCTTACGCAGGTTTTGATCACAAAAAATTAATAGATCAAATAAAAATATTAAAATTACCTTTAGTTGTTTGTAGATCTAAATCAGGAGGTGCTCACGTATTTTTATTTACTGTTGATTATGTATCTGCAAAAATAATGCAGGATAAATTAAATGAAATGAGATCTGTGTTAGGCTATGGAGGATCAGAAGTTTTTCCAAAACAAACAGAATTAAAATCGAAAGATGATACAGGAAATTTTTTAAATTTACCATATTTTAATGGTGATGATACAACAAGATATGCCTTTAATGATTTAGGTGAAGCTGTTAATCTAAAAGGTTTTTATGATTTATATAATATTAAAAAAATAACTTCAGATTTAGTAGAAAGCATAGAGGTTAAAAGACCAGAAACTCCATACTCTGATGGACCACCATGTATAGAGTTGATGGCTCAAAATAAAGTTAAAGAAGGTGGCAGAGACAATGGGTTGTTTCACTATGCTGTATATGCAAAAAATAAATGGCCTACGAGTTGGAAAGGTAAGGTTCAAGTATTTAATGAATCTTTTATGGAGCCACCATTAGATGATGCATCTGTAGAAAGGATAAAGAACCAGCACAATAAAAAAGAATGGGGATATAAATGCAATGATCAACCAATGTGTAGTTTGTGCGATAAAAAATTATGTAGAACAAGAAAGTTTGGTATAGGTGAGGAGATAACTTTTCCTAACCTTACAGATTTACAAATTGTAAATTTAGAAGATCCTTACTATTACATGAACGTAGATGGAGAAAGATTGTATTTAGATTCCGCAAAACATTTAACTAATCAAAGTTTGTTTCAAGAGGAGTGTGTGAAACAATTAAGATTTAATCCTAAAACTTTAAAAACAGATGAGTGGAAACAAAGAACAAATTTACTTTTAGAAAACGCAGAGATAACAGAACCTGCAGAGGGCACAAGCACAAAAGATTTATTAAGAAATTATTTAGAAGACTATTGTTTAAATAGAATACAAAAAGATAAAATAGATGAAATAAAAACAGGTGGTACTTTTACGGACGATGGTTTTCATTATTTTGTTTTTGATAATTTTTACAATAAGTTTTTACTAAGAAATCATTGGAAAATTCCATATCAAAGAACATCACAAATGTTACGAGATAATTTAAATTGTAGCACTAAAAGAGTTACTAAGGCAAAAATATCTGTGTTCGTAGTTCCACAATTTGACAAAAAGGATGATAATTACAAATCAAAAAGCTACGTTAAAAAACATAATTACTGATGATAAATATAATTTTTGGACCACCTGGAACTGGAAAGACTTGGACACTATTAGATAAACTAGAAGAGTTTATAAAAGATGGTGTAGACATAAATAAGATAGGATTTTTTACTTTCTCTAAGAATGCTACCAAAGAAGTTCATGACAGGATGTATAAAAATTGTGGATTTGACAAAGATAGTTTACCACATTTTAGAACTCTGCATTCTCTTGGTTTTACACAGCTAGGTTATTCAAAAGAAAAAGTTATGAAAAGCGAGCACTATAAAGAAATAGGTGAGGCATGTGGTATTGAGATGAGTTATGCAACATGGGATGATGACAACGGAGGTGTCTTTACATCGGACAGTCCTTATTTAAGTTTAATAGAATTAGCCAGGGCAAAGAACATAAGTGTGCAAGAGCAATATAATTTAGGTGAGCACAAAGATGATTTAGATAGGACAACTTTAGAAAGAGTCGCTAAAGAAATAAATAATTACAAAAGAGATCGACAGGGCATGGTAGATTTTAATGACATCCCCTTCTCTACCTTCC